AGAAGAACACCATCACAATCGACAAGGATTACCTTGTCAGCTATACTTGTCATATCATCACCAATAACTCAATTTACTGTGCTATTCTAACACAGTCGAAAGTAAATGTCAACTATTATTGATCATTAAATTCTTTAAAATTGAAAACTTTTTCATCGCGACGTCTTCGACGCTTCATTTTCTTATCTCGATTCTTGGTTTTTTCCCTGCGGCGATCTTCGTTTTTATCGCCCCATTCGTTATCGTAAGAACCCTCGCGAAAATTCTTGAAACGCTTAGCCATGATTTTATCCTATTTTACTCCTATAAATGTCAGGAAAAGCTTCGAGCAATGTTTTCTCAGTCAACCCTTTGATAGGTGTTTGAGAAATTACGTTATTCGCTAAGAGCTCAGCGTCATTATCATTCACGTCTTCGAGAAGACTAATGAACAAAGTTTCTCGCTTCACTTGGTTGAGATCGTCATAACCTCCACCCTTAACGAAAATACGAAGCCTCCTTGTTTCTTTGTACAACAACCCTTCTGTACCAAGTTCCATGTTATTCTTTTTCCAAGGCGGTGGACTGTTTGGCAAAAGAAACTCAACATTTTCCTTGTCATAAGTCAAGCGTAAAATTGAACGTAGTGGCCCGCAATCATTCTGCCTCAGCCAATCAATTTTTTCACTCTTCTTCTTCAATTCAGAAACTTTATTCAAAATCTCTGAAAGCGATAATCGTACAGCCATAGTTAAAAATCCTGTATATCAGTAATTAAATGCTTCAACTTTTTCTTAATGAAGAAATTAAACAAGAGCTCACGACCTACTGGTTCTTCTTTGCTGTATTCCTCGAGGATTTGAGTTTTATACTCATCGGGAATCTCAGCAAGGTCGATCATTTTCTTATTACGATTATACCGCAATCGTGTTTCTTCATCCATTTCACCATTTTTAAGTAAGCTCATTCGCTTTTGGGTCATTGGCTTTTGTCTTTCACCAACGGCCAAACAATTGTCTGCTGACAAAATGTTTGGAACGCCGTCACCGACATCGCCCTTAAAAATGTGTTCAGATAAGTATTTATCTGGATTGTCGTTTCTTATCCACCGTTTACGGACAGGATCGTATTGGTCGACATTAGCGTAGCGATGTAGCTGAATGTAATCTTTGTCGCCTGATAGGACAAGGAATTTTTCTGAACCGGTATTGAGCTCAGTTCCTTCTTCGTGGATGATAGTGCCAATAATGTCGTCAGCCTCACAGCGTTCAATGTCGATTACTTTATAGGGAAAGAACTCGACGAGCTCAGCCTTAATTTTATGTAAGCACTCGAACAAAGCATTCCAATCGAGATCAGAAGCGTCTCGATTCTTTTTACGATTAGCTTTGTAATAAGGGTAGTAATCTCGCCGCCATACATTTTTATTGTCGGCACAGATAATGATCTCACCATACTCTTCGGTAAACTTTTTACGATTGAGTCTAAGTGAGTTGAGGAACATGTGACGAATGAGGTTTTCGTCAAGATCTACGTTGTGGTGGTTACCGATACTGGCGAAGAGGGACGCCAGCATCACCTGGTTGTAATCTACTAAGATAGCCATAATTTATTACCATTGTTTAATCTGAAGCCCTATTCTAATCTATTTCATCGTCAATGTCAACCATTTTTTGTTCCATATCTTCAATTGTGATATTTTCGACAGCAAATTGCTGAAGAGGATGGTCGATACCGCTGGTTTGTAGGTGTAGGGATCTGATTGCTTCGAGAATGAGAACCATCGACGGAAAATACTTTTCTATATCTTCGTCAAAGTTACATCCGGCCCGCCCAAGCTCGTTAATAACATGTTGCCAAAGTAAGTCTGCTACATCACTCGCAAAGCTTTCTTTATAAGCACGCAATTGCTGCTGGACTTCCTCCATTGATTGTGGCGGCCCATCGAGTCGAAGCTTGGGGAACTGAATAACATTTTCGTTGCTCATTCATGATTCTCTTTATCTGTTCAATACATTCGCGAGCGTGGCATCCCACATCGTCTTAAATGATTGAATACTATTTCGAGCTAAGTTAAAACGATCTGAGTACGTAAATCCGTTGAAGTAATTTGGATCGTTGTTCATTACTTGCACTAATTGCTTTGCTACAGAGTAAGCATAGTTTGCATGATCATTGAGGTTATCCTTAAAGTCATACGTAATTGTAGCGTTAGCAGAAGTCTCTGGAAGTGCACCATAGTTCGGATGGATACAAATTACCTGACTCTTAATTGCTTCTATCAGTGCAATACAGGACGTCTCGCGCCATACATTAGGATAAAGGAACACGTGAGCTTTATCAAGCGCCTCGAGTACTTCTTCGTTCGGAACAGCGCCATGATAAGTCATATTAGGATGAGCTTCGATTGCTGCAAAAGTATCCTTATAAGGTTCATCACGAGATTCCCACCCGTAAATGCTAAACGACGAGTAAACATCTAAATGCAAGTTATCGAACTCAGTACAAAGAGCTTCAAAAATAGGCACTAACAACTCGAGACCTCGATGTGGTGTCGTGTGGTAGATAAAGCGAATCTTATCTTGCTCTTTTTCGCGAGGCTTGTATTCTTTTTCGACAGCATTACAAATGACTGCACAATGAGAATACGGAATGCCATAGCGAAGGATAAACTGATCTCGCTGCCAAGCCGATACGAAAATAATTCGATCAAACTTTTGCCAGCCGCCATCGGCGAGAATACGATTCTCGGGATCTTCTGCAAGATCGTGGCACCAAAGAATATTTGGAACGTCCTCATACATCTCGCGAGTACGAGATAAATGAATAGCAACATCTTTCAAATAGTCTGGATTGGCATTGTCGAGAAGACGCTGCCTCATCATTTCAGTTCCACCATTTGAATTTTTAGAAAGCTCGGTTTCGATAACCTCGCCTCTGTAAATCACACTCATGTTTTACTCCACAGGGATAATTGAATTTACACGGTCAACTCGGAAAGATCTCCAACCGTTGTTTTGTAGGTCCCACACAGCTAAGACTTGCTCATTCACAGCAGTAGTCGTAGCGGCAGGGGTAAATGTTCCATCGCCGTCTGATACAGGCGCAGGTGGTAGTTGGTCTTCGATAAGAGTACACTTCATCAATCGATTTTCACCGTTCATTTTAGTGAAATCGACAATGCATACCTTTTCTTTAAGAACGCTTTTGATTTCATCATAAGTCATAATATTTTACTTCCTCTCACTGGGTGGTTAAATAAAGCTTTTGAAAATCCGTCAAGCCACTTCAAACGAAACTCAACACTAATCAAAGATTGATAGAAATCTGTGATTGTACCATTATTATGTATACGATACGTAAGAATATCTGCGGGCATATCTAAAATAAAGTCATCTTCAATCTCCGTTTCGAAATTGATAATCATTTCTTTGCCTTCATCAAAGCGCCCGTTGAAGTAACGCCTTGAGTCGCCAGAAAAGCTACAACCGGCTCGAGTCAGTTGAACGATAACTATACTTCCAATTCCTACCTTATCAATAATAGGCTTGAGCTCTTCGACGAATCCGCCATCAGAGATAGCGTAATTTTTATTGCCGTCGATTTGCTCAGCGACCTTTCTACCAAAATAGTCTTTACCATACTTTGGTTTAATGTTATCTTCGGATACATGGATCATTGCCTCTCGACGAGACTTACCACCTAACTCGATTTCTTTACGTTCTTTCAGAGATCGATTGTTGTATCCTTTCATGAACCAATCTTCATCTACATTATAATGCTTAATCGTTTCAAGAAAAAGTTGCTTCTTAAAACTGACGTGTTCAAAATTAAAAGTACGGGCAAAGAAAGCCGCAGCTTCATCTTTGCCCGATCCGGGCGGGCCATTAAAGATTAGTATCATTCATTTTTCTCATTTCAAAAAAGCCGTGTTTAGCTATGTAATACGCGTCAATAATATCACTGACGGGATTCCAATTCTTCGAGCCTATTATATCAAGTTTCTCGAAAATGTCAACCCCTGTTTCAGTAATGAATGACTCGTACATATCAATTTTACTTGCGTTACCTTTACCAGTCGCAAACTTTTTAATCGTAGTCGGCGCATAAACTTCAAAATCAATTCCACATAACCACATTCTTTGCTTAAGATATCCACCATTTTCTGCAATGTTAAACACTCGACCAACAGCACCAAAGGCGTATCCTTCAATAAACGCGGTCATTGACCCACTATTAAACATGACATCGAGTGTCCATGCTGAAAGGTTTTCGTATCTCTGTTGATCACAATTCCACTCAGGATATTCATAGCCTATGAATTGAGGTGAGCTTACTTCTTTCTTTCGAATAAAGAAGTGAAAGGTACAATTGTCGATACTCCATTCTTCACCATCATGTACACATACGGCTGGGCTTGTCATACTGTAATCGATTCCAACGATAGCCACATTTCATCTCCATTATCATAATAGAGATATTTATCAATCTGCTCGGTAGAAAATATGCGAGCCTATATGACCGACCATTGAGAATCGATGACGCCAACTAGGATCAACGTAATCAGCATGGTAATGAGTAGCGCCTTCAGTAATTCCACGATATAAATCTTTTGATAGAATTTGTTGGGCAATCAATCGTGATTCGTACCAAGCATCAATATCTCGTGGTGTATCAGACTTACCATCACAATACCAACTAAACTGACACTTATTCCTAATAGGTACTTCGCGGCCTTGCTCGAGATGCCATTTGCTCAACACAGCTTGTTTTACGACATCACATACCGTATCGGGATAACGTCTATCTTGTACCCGATTGAGTACAACGTCAGAAACGGCGTATTTGCCTGCCAGATTTTCACTACGAGCTTCGTGGTAAACATTCAAAGCCAGGCAATATTCTTCATCTGGTATCAATGGTGAATTCACTGAAGTGTCTTCTGCGAAGGCGTAATACGCCATGGCACTAATTAACGCTGAGATCAAGTATTTCATATTAAATGGGTCTTCGTTTTAGTACAGTCGTTAAACCTCGCCTTTTCTTCTCATTATTATTAGCGCTTTCTGCCATCGCTGTTGCAGCGTCATCGACAGAGCTCGGTGGTTGTCTTGTTAGTGCTCGGTCCCAATCAACGGGTTCTTCTTTCACATCCATTCGCATAATTTGTTCTTCATCTACGAGTGGATTCATTTGTTCACGATCTCGTTTAAACATACCTGTCGATACGATAAGAAGCATGATTGCAAGTGGATCAAATACAAAAATGATAA